GATTTCTTGTAGGCGACTACTGCCTGCTCGGTTTTGGGACCGAACTGACCGTCGAAACTGCAATTATAAAAGCCTCGCTGGGCGAGTTCTTCCTGGAGTTTGACGACTCTCGGGCCGCTGTCGCCCAAGTCCAAATCTCCACCATCATCCTTGGCAGTGGGCGCTCCAGAGACAGCATTGTTTGCTGCTGGAGTCGCCACACCCTCTGGCTTTCGAATGTTGCTCTTAGCCATGAACTCCACTACAGCCTGAGGCGGATTGTCTCCCTCGGTATAGCGGATATGCCAAGGTTCTTCTGGGACTACCTCCCAAGAAAAACCAAATTTTCTAACGTTAGCGATAAGCCATTTCAAACGCTTCGGCTCCCCTGCGGTATGAACGTCAACCGCCAATCCGAGTGTTGTGTTGACTAGTTCCTGGCGCAGCCAAACTCGCCAGTTTCGGATCCTTCTTATACCACTTTTTGCCTTCAAACGTTCTTGTTGAATTACCGTTTGGTTGAGTGGTATATCGCTGTTTAAATGCGGCGAGTTGTGATTCGTATGTTCTGTATGTGTCCCCAGCAGAAACCGGTTTCAGCTCTAGTCCATCGGCTTTTGCCGCTTCAACCATTGCGCCCCAAGCTGCGGCAGTAAGCCAATGCAGTTTGCCTCCGCCTGCAGCGGGACGCAATAATGATTCTGGCAGTTTTCCAGGCTGAATATTTTTGAGATCAGCCGGCTGCTTTACCGCAACTACTATATCCCATTCTACTTTGGCCATAACAATCCTTTTTATCTAAAAGATAAAATTACTTTTTCTTTTTCTTTTTAGCTATTGCGGCCTTGATAAAAGGGGGAAGTTTTTGCTGAGCGGGTGTAAGTCCATCAGTTTTTGCCGAATCCTTCTTGGCAGCGGGTTTCTTTTTTGATACTTTCTTTTTCATTGGCTGTTTCATAATCAGTAACCCATCTTCTTCTTTGACGGCGTCTTCTTCTTGCCACCCATAGTCTTGGCTGGCTTAGTCTTCTTGTCGCTCATTTTCTTTGAGCCATTCATTTTCTTTTTTGAATACATCATAATCAATCTCCTTAATATTTTGTGTACTTATCAATTAGTAATTATATTATACTACCATTTAACTCTATTAGCCCAATAAGCAGCGGACAATTTGCCCTTACTTATATTTTTTGCGTGACGAGCCTTGAAAGAACGGCGACGAGCAGCGTATGATTTTGATTCACCCTTTTTCTTTGGGGAACCAGAAACACCTTGCTGACCAAATCTAATTGTTTTTACCTGTTTACCAGACTTGGCCACAACTATGTGCGACTTCGTTGGATGATTTGGCGTACGCTTTGGCTTATTGTAACCACTAACACCGAGCTCTTTTGAGTCTTGAGTCTTTACTTTTTGCCATTTTTTTTCTTTCTTTTTATTTTTTTCTTAGATTTTTTAAAAAATATTTCTGTGCCTTTTACAAGATTACTTGTTCCCATTCTAGGACCAGATATATATATCTTACCCTTGAAGGCCATTACTAAGTCTTTTTTGCCGATTTCTTCTTTGCTGCGGGCTTCTTTTTTGCTGGCGCCTTTTTTGCGGCGACGGTCACATTTTCAACTTCTTTCTTGACCTCTTCCGCCACATTGACAACAGCTTGATCAACAGCTTCAGCCAAAACCTCAGCTTGATCAAATAACTTTTCCACAACTGTATTTGGAACCATCGAAAGAGGGGAATTATTTTTGTTTTTTTCGCTGTTCAAAAACGCCGTTAATTTTGCAAGTAACTTTTTAAACATTGTTTTTACCTCATGTTTTAATTTGTAGTTTTAATAGTAACATTATATTATATATTACTAAACCAAATATATCAAGCTTTGCCCTGTTGAGCATCCTTTATTAGAGAATATCTATCTCCGGTTTCCTTAGACACTAAAGCAAACCCGTAGGCTGCAGCCTCCTCTATTGCGTTGGCTAAGGCCTCTTTATCTTCTATCGACACGTTATTTAATGGTAAACTAATTCCAGCGTATATATCTATATTTTCAAAGTTTCCAATATTAACCTTTCTATTAACTCCACATACAAATACTGGATTAGCTGATATGGCTATTGATGGGTTGGAAGATACCGCTTCTGAAATCGGGGAGTTTGTAGACTGTTCAAAGGCATTTTTTGATATTTTAGGCATTTGTTAATTCCTTTATCTTTAGTTGTTTTAATGTTTCTTCTGTTTGATCTTTCACTGACATTTCATCAGTATCAATTACAATACTTGACATTTTTTTTATTTCGTGTATTCCATTTTCTGATGAATGCGACAAGTTTTCTAACGTCATGGCCCTTCTATCTCGCTTAAAAATACGTTTATTCAATGTTTCAGTAGAGGCCTCAAAGCATACCACTACTCCATTCGGCTGTTTTAAAATATGTTCTGCCTCATTCGGATATCTAACATCAGAGATTAATACGGCCATTGGATATGGTTCCTCGTTCTCTGGCACCTGATTTGTGTAGGATCTATAAATTCTTGATGACTTTATTATTGCCCATCTGGCAAAGCAATCGGGGTAGGCTTCTCTGCACGCGTCGCCGGCTTTTTGCAGGAATTCTCTAGGCTTAATCTCTTCAGGATCCATGGGCATGGAGTATATTTTTTCCACCATAAGAGTCAGCTCTTCATACTCGGGAATATCTCCTAGCGAAGTTCCGCCATAAAGATCGTAGAGCACTTCATGTATTGCATACATTCTTCTTTTTTTCTGGTTTAATCCTTGAATATTTTTTTTTATTGACGCCATTTCATACAAGGGCAACGCATAGAAAATATGATCCCATTTTATTCCATACTTTATAGTTTCAATAGAACCTTTGGGGACTATGCTTTCTGCGACTGAAGTTTTTCCGCTACCGGCTTTGCCAGCCAATCCAATAATTATTGGTTGATTTTTACTCAGATCTATCATAGCCACAAGTATATCACGTGTTCCTTTTCTTTTCTTCCAATTGATCCAAGAACTCATTGGCCAATGAATCTGGTTCCCAAACAAAAACTCTGGAAACTTGTACTATCCTAAATTTGTATTCGCTTTTAATCTCTTGAACCGTCATCAGTAACGGCAAGAGTGATATGTTTTTGCATTTCCATTTGGCGTTTATTTGATTAGCCACAACCGCTGAATCCGTATATATAATTGGATCAATAAAATCAGACATTGAACAAATCAAAAGTCCGGCTATAACAGCTTCGTATTCAGCTTCATTATTGGTTCTTCTACCTAAGCCTCTTGCAAATTGAGCTACTCTTTTTTTGTTTTTATAAACAACTACAGCACAAGAGGCTTCGCCAAATCTTTTTTGTCCTTGCCCTCTTGATGCGCCATCGCAAAAAACCTCTATATTCATGCTAACCTAGCTTGACGTCGTACTTAATATTATTTTTTTCGGCGGCTTGCTTTAAGCCACCGTATTGCTTTGAATTTGATATTTGAATAGTTGAATTCAATAAATATCTTTCTGCGTCAAGCTCGACTTGCATCGGGAAATCTAATGTTGTTCTTTTTTCTGAGTAAAATTCTTTTGGACTAACCACGCTTTTATAATGACCTATAAACATAAATCTCCTTTAATAAGTTTGAAAATCATTTTCGGAATAATAACCCTTAGATTCTCTGGCAGAAGCGACTTGCATTGATTGAACTTTATCCATTAACTTTCTGGCGGATTCTGAAGCTATTCTAGCAGAATTCTCCAATGACTCAGCCAAGTTAACTATAGCCTCACAGGTGATCAAAGCTGAATATTCTGTTTCCGCTGCTTCCATAGCGGCAGCTTCTCTTTCGGATTCGTTTTTTCCAACTCTAGAAGATTTATATACTTTCTTGTATTTTCCTTCTATGATTTTATAATTAGCTCTTGCCATTCCGGCAAATCTGGCGGCTCTTCCGTACACATTAGATGTTCTAGCAACTAAAGACGCCAACTTGTCTAGGCCCAAGTCGATAACATCTTCTTCTGGTATTTCTACGAAATACGGATTACCTAATCCTTTAGAGACATAGGAATTTATAACCTCCTGTATTTGAGGATTAAGAAATTCGGATAACAGTTCTTGAAGTTTTTCTATCCCTTGAAAATTCATTTCATTCCTTTGACAGCTTTAATTCTCTAATCAAGTCTTCTAAGTTATCGGTTACAATAATTTCTTCTATTTTTTCTTTTATTCTGGATAAATGTTCTCTGACCGTATTTGGGTGTTCATTTATTTTTTGGGATATTTCACTAGACTTTTTGCCATCTATGTACCTCCATTTTATCAGCTGTCTGTCCTGTACCGTGAGTTTATCGAAAGGCGCCATCACTTTTTCTCCCAAAACCCACATTTCGTCTATAGAATCCGTGTGCATTATTTGCTCAAAAGTATACTCGATTGGATCAGCCCTAAACCCGACTTTGCTGTTTGGATCATCATCAAAAAAATCATCTGACAGCAAGGGGAAAGTCTTTCTTCCTAACTGATCTATTAAAAACGTATCTACATTTTTTTTCAAAAGATAAAAAAAATAACTATACAAAAATCCGACTAAACGGAATTGGTCCCTTGGCGGATTCTTTTCTTTCATATCTTTTAATGCACTGAAAGAAAGTCATGTTTACTGTTTGTCTTATATCCTCTTCGTTTCCGTACCTTTTTGCCATGTACTGAATACCGTCGCATGACTTCACTTATCTGTTGAAAATTTTTTTTGTTTATCTTATTTTTTATTAGCACAAATCGCACATAAGGATCTTTTATAAAAAGACTTATAAATCTTCTAACATCATAATCCGCAATGTTATACTTGCCATAATACAAAAGCGAAACATATTTTGTTAAAAAATTATTAAAAACTTCTAATAGTTCTTCTTGATGTTTCGAGCTTCCGCTCTTTGCTTTTACTATAAGGTCTTGCATTTGAGATTCTTCAAGAGAATAATATTTTTCTTTATAGGCGGCCATTATTTTCCCTCCCAGTTGACAACTAATAAACTGTATTCAGATCTTATATCTTCGTAATAAATTACTTTCGGAACCGAAAGTTCATCCATAAAATTGCATGCATCTTTTGAATACCTGCTTATTACGCACACTAATTTTTCAAATTCTTCTGGATAATATCTTTTGAATCTCCTTAATTTTATCTTGCTTTTATCATCTAAGTATCCTTTTATCTCTATCCATTCATCCGATTTATTTAGATAAAAATCAGGAGTATATCCCTTTGTGCCCCTCTTAATTGGAAAGGCAAACACGGTTGGTTCAAACTCAAACTTAATCTTGTACGAGTTTAAAATTCTAACAAAATTTGCTTCCCAATTAGACCTTACGCTTAATTCAATATCTTGCCTATAGCCTGTTTTGGTGTGCTTGTACGCGTTGCCTTTTGAAGAGTTTGATTTACTAGGCGAAAACGATGTGTTGCTATTTGTGGTTTTTTTATCAGAAAAGTTTGGAGACTTTAACGAAGATCTTTCCGAAAAAAAATCGCTGGAGTGGACAGACTCTATTGTCATGATGTAACCTCTATCTTGTCGATATAACACTATAAATATTATAGTCTATAGTTAGCCCAAAAACAAACAAAGGAAACAATCATGGTCACCTTAAGTCAAATAGTTGACATCTTCAAGCAGGATGTCAAGCATACCGTCATTGAGAGCCTCCAGGAAGCCGGTTACGACAACGCGACCGCAACCAAGCTGGTAACTCAGTTTGAGGGTCTTGAAGCACAGGATCTGACATTTGAATCAGATTCTGAATTTTAATATATTTCATAGTAAAGTGAGGGCCCCCGGCGCAATGCCGGGGGTTTTCATACCCCCGCTGCTTTTTTGTTTCTAAATACTCCGGGTAGGGCATGCTCCCGACTTCGCGTGTTCACAGTAGCTACATATCTTAGAGTTGTTAGTTGGTCTAAAAGAATTATCTGTAATAATTTTATTAATTGAATTAATTATATTTAATTTTATATTTTCTATGTCTTGTTTGGAGAATGTATGCCTTTTTCTCCTACCCGACCTCAGATAGTACATTTCCGCTGTTATTTTTTTGTCTGGAAATACTAAAGATACCGCCAAAGCATATATTCCTAATTGTAGGTTTGTCGGAATATCTTTTTGTGCCACTTCCCATTTTCCTGTTTTATAATCAATAATTAAAATTTCATCATCAAATAAATCTATTCTATCTATAAAACCTATGATATTATAATTCCCTAACACAAAATTAAATTCATATTCTTTATCAAAGACCCTAAAAGTCGACCCTTCATTTTGATCGTAAAATTCATCTAGTATTGTTTTTCCAGCAGATATAAGATCTGTGGATATTTTTTTCTCGGGATCAAAATTTGATTTTTGAATTTCATACTCAGACTTCAGTTCTTCGTAGACTATTGGCCTCTTGTCGCTAACCAAATTTTCAAGAACAGAATGAATTATGTTCCCGAAGAACTGCAGCTTCACCGAATGTTCTGGGCTCTTTTTGTATATAGGTATAAAAATATTTAGATGGACACTGAGCGTAAGTATCTATCCTTGAATAAGAAAAATCTGTCAAAGACAACCTTTGAATTGGGTCTATTTCATCGATTGCTTTTATGGATATTGACATCAATTATCTTCTTGTTTATCTTCTATTAAATTACCCTCAGAATCGTATTCTATTCCATTTTCATCTATAACATGGCCATTGTAAATATTTTTATATTTTCCTTCGCCTATGGGAATCCAACCAGTCTTTCCAATTTCCATATGATCATCTTCAGTATACGGCCACTGCATAAAACCTACTTTATTGAAACAACCACATTATTTGCGGTTTCCATATTGTAATAGTAACTAAGCAATGAGTATAGGTCATGCAGTTCATCATCAGTGGCATAAAAACCAACGACTCCGGACTGAATAAAAAAGCTACTTCTACCATTAAATTCTTCGTATTCTATTAAGGTTAAATTATTATAGGTTAATCTTCCTATTTCTTTTTTTGCCATATCAGTCCTCGTCTACTATGGTTATTGGGTTAAAGTGTGGATCGCCCAATTTTTCTCTCATATCTTTTACGTAAGAATCCCAATCTCTCTCATCTTGAGTTTTCTTTTCATATTTAACTTTACCTTTAAATGGATTAGATTTAAATCTAGTTATAATCAACCTACCCTCTCTCGTTATCCATCTTAATACGCCGTTTTTACAGTCACAAAAATCGTCGGGATGTGGATCTGTTTTACCCAATGGATCATATCTTCCGCTGCAGCTTACGCATTTACTGTATCTGCCTTTGTCTTGACATCTGTTACACGATGAACAAAATGCCCAACATGGTTTTGTTGATGGATTTTGGTATGTTCCGGGGAGTGTCATGCTGAGGGCTCCAATTCTAATATCTGCTCTATTATCGGCACTATTTTTGTTGAGGATAGTGTATCAAATTTATATGTATATTTATGTTTGTTGTCTTTAACTTCGAGAAAAACTGGTCTGTTTCCCTTATGAGAAGATATTATATCATATATTTTATCCAAAGTCACTTGAGATATATTAAAGTTCGATTTAAATATAATTGGTTTTCCTCCGTGAAATATTTTTGTATCAACTTTATCTGATGAATTATAAAATATTTTAACTATAGAATTTTCTTCATCTGTCTCCTTGCTTAAAGTACCGTAAACAAGTAGTATATCGCCAACATTAAAATAGTTTTCTTCTATATCCTTTGCGGTCCTAGGAAACACTAAGACCTCAACGCTAGAAGATATGTCCTCTAAGGTAAACTTGTACATTTTTTCACCTTTTTTGGTGGTGATTTTTTTGAATAAGTTTATGATTCCGCCTATTTTAACCTGGGTGCCAGAATCAATGTCTTTTAGGTCAACTATCTCATTCGAGATTTGGCCGCCTACTACGTCCCATATTCCCCTGACCGGATGGTTTGTAACGTATACCCCAAGTTCTTCTTTTTCTTTTTCAAGTATTTCCAATTCTATTCCTCTACTAATTTCTAAAAGAGGGTCTTCTTTTACCAACTCATCAAACGCACCAGAAGAACACAAGTGTTCAAGGGTCGACTTCTTCAAGATGGAAGGATCGCATCTTCTAAAGAAATCATAGACATTTAAGTAGGGCTTTAACGGATCTCTACTTTTGACTATTGTTTCGGCTATTGTATTTCCAATCCCGTCTATTGCAGATAGACCAAATATTATTTTATCATTTTGAAAAACTTCAAAATCTACCCCAGACCTATTTATGGATGGGGGCATGACTCCCAGGCCAAGTCTTCTGCAATCGGTCAAATAAAAAGCTTGCTTATCCTTGTTGCCAACAACCGAGGACATGAGTGCCGCCATATATTCGGTAGTATAATTTGCCTTTAGATAGGCCGTGGTATATGAAATCATTGCGTAGCTGGCAGCATGAGCCCTGTTAAATCCGTATCCACCGAAATACTCAATATCTGAATATATTTTGTTTGCCTTTTCTGGAAGAATGCCAGAATTTTTCACACAACCTTCGACAAACTTGGCCCTAAACACCGCGATCTTGTCCATTAATTTTTTGCCAATTACCTTACGCAAATCATCAGCCTCAGCTGAACTAAACCCAGCCAACTCCCTAACCACACCGAGAACATCTTCTTGATACAGCATAATACCCAACGAGGGTCCAAGTACTTTTTCCAACTTTGGATGATCGTAAGATACTTTCGATCTACCGTGCTTTCTATCTATGTAAAGCTTGTCCATTCCAGACCCCATCGGACCCGGACGATGCAAAGAAATCAAGGCCATTATATCCTCAATGCTATGAGGTTGCAACTGAACCATTAACTGTCTCATGCTGGAGGATTCTAATTGAAAAACTCCAGAACAATTGCCCTTACATAGTTCGTCAAAAGTAAGTTTATCGTCTAAAGGAATTTGATCTACGTCAATTTCTATTCCCCTATGCTTTTTGACCAGTTTAATACAGGAATCAATTACGCCTAAGTTTCTTAGACCCAAAAAATCTATTTTAAGGAGGCCGCACTGTTCAACACGACTCATGTCCCACTGAGTTACGACTGGATTATCAAGTCCTTTTTGCATTATTGGCAAATAGTCCAGTAAGGGGCCCTTGGATATAACCACACCGGCGGCATGTATTCCGGTTTGTC